CTTGCCCGGATTGCCGGTAACGACCTTAAGATGGGTCGGTTTTGGTCGTCTTCCGGCCATAAAAACCTCCCAGAAAAAAACTTTTCATTTCGCGGTTGTGCATAAAAAGGGGGGCGGGCGGTCAGGAAGTCGATAGCCCCTGAAGTCTTTACCCGCCCCTCCCCGTGCGTCTGTGCTCTAACCCCTGCGCCAGTGCGCCTGTGGGTCGAGTGGCAGGCCGTTCTCATCGCATCCGATGATATGCCCGCGCTTCTCTTCGCGTTGCTTGGTGGAGTCATGGTGCTGTTTACAGAGGGGTTGCCAGTTGTTTTTATCCCAGAAGAGTTTCTGAGCCTTTGTTATCTCGTCCTGTTTACCGCCGTTGATTGCTTCCTTCAGCCTGTGTGGCTTGACATGGTCAACGACAGCAGCAGCCACTGCTCTGCCCTGCCGGTGGCACATGACGCAGAGTGGATGCGATTTCAGGAATGAGAGTCTGGCTTTGTCCCAGCGGCTGTTATAAATGCGTGGCTCGGACATGTTCACTCCAATAAAAAACCGCCCGGAGGCGGCAGTGTTGTCTATTTAGTTCGCTGAGGCGGTGGCAATTGCTTAGCCATCTCTCCAGCGAGCTTTAGGGCTTGGGTAAAACGCTCATCTCCACCAAGGTTAGAGATGAATTTTATTTGCCCAATGAAATGCTGCCAGTTCTCTTCAGGCTCCCCATTAATCCATACTGAGAAATGCTGATGAGCCTCGTCAATCACTGCCTGGAACTTCGGCTTTATAGATTCAAGGGACTCACCCATCTGGGCTTTAACTGCAGCCTGCCTTATTTTGTCTACATACCCTTTAACCAAGCCTTGAGAATTGTCCATATAGCCCCCTTATGTTAGGAAGCCTTATTTTAACACTCATGATTGGTTAATACAGCGTCGAAACTCTTCACTGCTGGACTAACCGTTATCCCTTGCCGAAGGATTCATTGGCATCATGCTTACCATATGAAGATAATGAACTCTCAATAAACTGTGGAGAGCCATATGGAACATCTAAGTTTTGATGAAGCTAAAGGCATCATTGAAAAATATTTTTTACCTTTCAGATGTTTATGCAGCTCAGAGGACCTTGAAAACAGCATCACGTTAAAAATTTTTTACGATAGTCAGAACCAAGATGATTTTTACCTTGTTGAATCTTACCCCCGTTATCGCAGTAGAGTCTCGCTTGCATGGTACCTCCAGACTACCAAGACGGGATTTGAGCAAAAATTACATGAAAGAAATACATTCTCACAATAGTTGATAGCAGTAAGTGAGAGGGCTCATCATCAGGCGCACTCGCCCTTGTGATGAAAACCGTTGTGAAAGAGGCCCTCGGTCACATTATCCTGGTGTGAATAATGTCTGCTAGGCTGCAGCATACAGGTTCTTCATCTGCCCTTTGACCGAAAATGCAGCCATGCAACGTGCTTCAAGATCACTGTAGTCAGAACAACCGGTAGCAATGTTACTCACACGGTTAATCTGATGCTTTTTTGCCAGTGCGGTTTGCAGTCTTTTCGATGCACCTCGCCCGAATAGCCGCTTGCGTGGCGTTCAAATCGATATGGTACTCGCGACAGAATATTTCTTCTTTGTCGGTGAATGCCATTTAAACACCTTGATAGGAAAATATCTTATGTCAAATAAGAAGTTTCATAACCCTGCCGCTATAATGCTGGTAGGAAATGCTAAAGCTTATATAACTCGCGGAACATTTCTCGGTGACAACGCAAAGATTATCGCCAAAGGAAACTCTCAATTTTTTTCTCAGGATAGTACTCACATATCTACGGATGTAATTGCTCTGTATGTAAGTATGGAAAGTGAGTTATTCAAACAAAAAGGGAATTTGAAAGAATCAGAGTATCAAAAGTTATTAAATGAATTACAAATGCTGAATAAACATCAGGGTAAACCGTCATTTCCTCAAGCATACAAAGGCTTCGTTGCATCATTATCCGATCATGCCACAGTGCTTACTGCGTTTGCACCGTACATCGCTCAACTTGCACAACATCTTTAACCTATTAAGAGCAAGCATCATAAGGCACATCCGTAAATGCGCCTTGTGATGAACTCAGCAATCGTCGTCTGACTGAGCCACTGCACGACAGGCGAACATGCAAGCTTTCTGCATCTCCGTTTTGGCCATGGCAATCCAGCGTGGGTCTGCACCGGTTTCTTTTGACGTATCTAGCAGATTGAGGAAGTGGCGGCTGACGTCTTTCAGCCGGTTCATCACTTCAATATCGCCGGGGGTTAACGTTCGATATCCCTTAACAGTGCTGCCGTCCTGCGGTTTTGCTTCGCTCATGTAATTACCTATCTGGTTGATTCGATTTTACGGATAGCAGCGCGATCAATGTTGCACTGCCCCAGAGCGCCATATAACTCAGCGTTGAGGCTTACGCTGTCACCGAACGTCATATCCTGTGATGGCGCTGGCACGTCAATCTGACTGGTAAGTTCAGCCGGAAGGCTTAGCTGTGGCTGTTTTGTTGTCCGGTACTCCACTAGCGGCTTTTGCTGCGTCGCGCAGCCGGTCAGCAGCATCAGGGGGAACAGGAGCAACAGCACACTTGTCCGCCGCAAGGTAACGCTTAATTTCATTCTGTAGTTTCCGGTTCTGCTGGGCTGTTACGGCACGCTGCTCTGTGACCTGACTCATCACAACGTTCTGCTGCTTAACGGCTGTTACCAACTCAGTGACGCTTGATGCCAGGCCATCGTTCTTGGAGCGCAGGTCGTTAATCTGCTCGTCTTTGCTGTTCGCCAGCTTCTCCAGGCGCTGATTGGTTGCTTCAAGTTGCGCGCTGCGGGCATTCAGCATCCACAGGCAAACGCAGATAATTGCGATAACCAACAGATGTGAATAGTTTTTGATGAACTGGATAGCAGCCATGCGGCCTCCTTTATCAGACGAGGTCGAGCGCCCGAATGAATACATCTAATCCGTAGGGCTGACTGCCGTTCTCATGCTTGATGATGGCCTGCAGGAGCGGAAACAGCTTGCGGCTGTCAGTCAGGTCGATTGGCTTATCAGCAGCAGTGGCGGTAGCCGTTGCCACGCTGCGGATATAAGCCTGCGTGTCATTCTCGTTAGGCGGAGCCCAGCGCTTCACAATGCCCGTAATAGTTTTCAGGCCATATTTGCTCTGATAGTTACGCAGAATGATAATCATCGCCCTGATGCCATACTCCGAACTAATGAACTGGCAAAAAGATTTATCAGTGCGCTGCGCCTGCGGCACCAGTCCCTGCCACTCATCGCCCCAGCGGATGTTTCCAGGATTATTATTGCGGATTCCGCGTGATTTATTGCTGCCCGTCATTGGTTTCCCCTGCCTTTCTCTCTATCAGCCTGCGAAGCCTTTCGCTGATGTAGTCATTGCCTACATACCCGATGTAAACCGCGAAAACCTGTGCGGCGGCGTCAGGGATGTTCCAGTTAAATAAAGCGCCCATCACCTGCAGCGTCGGGCCAGCAAAGAACGCTAACGCGCTGCAGGAGACAGCGTCGAGAACCCGCTTACTCCACGGGCTTTTTGCATAGGCACTGCGTAATAGTGAAAACATGCCTGCTACCCCGGCATATCCCCATTCTGTTTTGTGGGCATACAGCCACAGCAGCACTGTGGCCCAAAAGCCCGGGTCTTTTTCTGGAGGCATGCTCTGATTCCCGCCACCGGGATGATGGCGGCTGACTGTCGTTAAATGAGTTGCGCAGCACCACGGCGTCAAAAGTGTGTGTGGAGACTGATTGGCGTGCGCAAAAACGAAAAAGGCCCACCGAAGTGAGCCTTTGAATTTCTTATTTGGTGCCTGTCAGGCAGCGACTAATTCAAGTCGCTTGCCCAGCGCTGAGAGCGCCTTCTGAATAGTATCTATTTTGGTCGAGTGGTGCAGATCGAAGATGCGAGTTACCTCCTGCTTTTTAACTCCCATGCGTGAAGCCAGCTCAACCTGAGTTAAGCCGGAAGCAAGGAAAGCATTAAGCAGTAGCACCTTCGCCGACACGCTCGCCGGAACCTCTACAAAGTCACCGGTTACCGGTCCAGGTGCCGGAACTGGCTGGTTATCTTCAAAGTAGAAATCAAATGAAGTAACCAGCGCATCCAGCCCCATCGCTAACGCCTCCTCACGCGTTTCGCCCTGAGTAAGCGCCTCCGGTATATCCGGGAACGAAACCACATATCCGCCGTCGCACGGCTCAAGATTAATCGGGTATCGCATATCGTCTTAGTGAAACTCTGCGAGAACCAGCCCCGGAGGGCTGGTTAATTATTTCAGGCCTAACTGCTTAATTATGGCCTTTCGCAGTGGTTCTTTTAACTCAGCGCCGGGATGCCTCGGCATTACACTTCGCTTCCCGTTGTATCTCAGCTTCAGATGGTTAGTACCGTTTGAAACTTCGACTCCCTGAGATTCAAGCCACCGCCTGAACTCGCTTTGCTTCACTACTCCTCCTGTCTGTTGAACATGAAGCTATAGTAAACATTTATGCTTACCTGGTCAACATTTTTGTTTACCGGAGGCCGATATTTATGAAAAATAACCCTGACGCAAAAGCGGTAAGTGCCTTGCCCGTCGGCAACAGGGTGAATTTCTTATCCCCTGCAAGGGATAGATATATTGCTATCCCCTTTAGGGGATATTTAAAATAAAAAACGCCTCCAGGCTGGTAAGGCCCGAGGCGCTTTGACATCCACATTTGGAACTGACTTTTAGCAGATAAGCTGCACTGCTTGGTAATCGACCTTATCAGATTACTAAGGAAAATGCGGACCGCGTGAGAGGTTTTTTCAATATTTTTTTCGACGTCAGTTCGTCGTCCATATCCAGCCGCACATCCAGCATTGCCAGGCAGCCTTCAATGAACCCCTCAGCCATCTGGATTTCAATTCTCACTATCTTTTCATCGCGTTTGGCCTGTTTTGCAAGGGTGCGCTTTGAGATATTGAAAAAGTAATGGAGCACAATGATCGCGTGCTCATCCGGGCGCTTGGCTTTAAGCCGTGACAGACAACCTTCAATAATTAGTCCGTCCCCATCGCTGCAGGTAAGCGTTAATTTTGAATCCTGCGGCAGCAGCCCTTTAAATCCCGCTGCGATTGCTGAGTAATCGACACCACTACTGTCTGATTTAGCCCATCCGGCCCAACGCTCTAATACCTGTGACATGTCACGCATATTTAATCCTCTCCACACACTTTATTTTTTGTCCGTCCCGATCACGCCGACTGCAATCGCGAAATCAAGGAACCTGAATAGCAACTCAACCTGGCTGCCATATTTTGCTTCAAACGCTTTCATATCCCGGTGCAGTTCATCGTGATGCGCTCTGCATAGCGGTATCACAAATAAATCATGCGCCTTCGTTCCCATTCCCCCCTGTCCGTGTCCAATGATGTGATGCGGATCGTCAGCCTTCATTCCGCAACATGCGCAATTCTGTGACTTTACCCATCGTGTGTATTTCTCACTTTCCCAGCGCTTACGCTTGGGGCGCTTCATGAATGATTCTGGTGATTCCGGATCGGTGCGCAGGTCAATTATCTTTTTGACCAACTGAGCGGCATCCTGAATCACTTCACGCGCCGGTCGCGCCGGAACAATACGGGCTTCTTTCAGCTCACCGCTCTGGATAGTCTCTTTCGGCATACGCAGAACGCGACGGGCCGGTGCCTCTGGTATCAAGTCAATCACATCATTCAGGGTTGCCCACCAGCACAGTTCCGGCAGTGTCAGCTGGTGGTCACCGTTCAGCGCCATCTGACTGCATGCAGCCCTGATTATCCAGAGTGCTGTATTACCTTTGGCGATGCTCTCTAGGCTACCAGGTATGCCGTTTTCCCTGAACTCATTATCGTGGCTGTAGCAAAGAGACACCAGGCCGTTTTCAGTTTCTGACACAGTAAATTCATGATGATGCCAAACGTCCAGCTTCTCCCGCTCCCATTGGCAGCAGTTGAAAGACTGGACGAAGGATGCCAGCGCATTTGGCCCACCAGCGGCCTTAATCACGCGATCATGACTGAAGAATGGAATGAGTGAGGGTTCATCAAGTAACGGCTGTGTCCCATCATTCAGGCGGCCTGATGGTAGGTCTGCCATATCCATTGTCGGTGTGCTGATTACCACCCTGCCCTTAAACAGCTTCAACAGGTCTGGTCCCGGCTTTAGCAACACAATCCCGGTGCGAGGTGCTACCTCTGGCGTGAGTAATGCTCTCATGCGGCCACCACTTCAAAAGGTGTGATCGTTACTTCGGCCTTACCCTTCTTCGTCGTTGCGCCCCACTCTACCGAGAATCTTTTTATCTGGCTGTCGTCGCCCCACACGCCGGCATGAGTAAGGCTATCGAATAATGCTTTGAGATAGTTATCAAGATCACGCTGGCGCTTGTCTGGCGGGAACAGCAAAACATTCACCTCAACATTCACTGTAATCGGCTGTGGCCGGCGCTTTAGCTGCTCAAGAACAGCAGCAAATGCGTTGGAGCGGAAACAGCGCCCGGAGGCGCTGATCAATACTCCCTTTCTGGTGTTACGCCAGTACGTGTTAACGCTTGGCGGGAATGGGAGGATTAACTTCACAAGCACCCCCAAATCATCAGCAGGGCATATTTGAGCATAACCAGTGGCCAGGCTAACCCTCTGACGATCGAAGGTAAGGGGCTGCTGATATTTTT